ATTCGGGCCAGGATTGCATTTGCTCTTTTAAGTTTTTATTCTTTTGGGTACATTAGTGATAAATACTTATTGACATAGGAAGATATTAGTGTATAATAGATTCATGTGTCAAAGATTGTTTTTAACAAAAACTACACTAGTAAGACTTCGGTCTTGCGACAACTAAACGAAAGCTAAAATTAAAGCATATTATAGGAGAAAACATTATGGCAAGTCTAGCTGACATCCGTGCCCGTCTCGCGGCACAAGAAAATAAATCGACAGGTAATAATTACCCGCAATCTGATGGAGCGATCTATCCGCATTGGAAAATGGACGAAGGTGCGTTAGCATCTATGCGTTTCTTACCCGATGCTGATTCATCAAACTCGTTCTTTTGGATTGAAAGACAAGTCATCAAACTACCATTCAATGGTGTTAAAGGTGACATAAACTCGAAACAAGTAACTGTTCAAGTTCCTTGCGTAGAGATGTTTGGGGAAAATTGTCCTGTACTAGCGGAAGTTCGTCCTTGGTACAAAGACGAAACTCTAAAAGAAATGGCTAACAAATACTGGAAGAAGAGAAGTTATCTCTTTCAAGGCTTTGTACGTCAAAACCCTATCGGTGAAGATGAAACACCTGCGAATCCAATTCGTAGATTTGTTATATCACCTCAAATCTTTCAAACGATCAAATCATCATTGATGGATCCTGAGATGGAAGAGTTACCAACTGATTACATGCGTGGTCTTGATTTTAATATTAAGAAAACGACTAAAGGTCAGTATGCTGATTATTCAACATCATCATGGTCTCGTAAAGAAACTGCGTTGACTGAAGTAGAACAAGCGGCTATCGAAGCACATGGTCTATTCAATCTAGCAGACTTCTTACCTAAGAAGCCTAGTGAAGCAGAACTACGTGTCATCAAGGAAATGTTCGAGGCATCAGTAGATGGTCGTCCATATGATGCTGACAAGTTTGGTGCTTACTATCGTCCATATGGTGTTAAAGCACCTGAAGGAACATCAGCACCAGCGGCTGAGACAACTCCAGCAGTAGCATCTACGCCAACAGAGACTGTAAGTGAAACTGTACAACCAGTAGCAGAAACACCTGTTCCGGCTGTAGAGACTCCAGCGTCAACTGAACCAACTAGTGATAAAGCACAAGACATTCTAGCAATGATTCGTGCAAGACAAAATAATAGCTAGTTGATAACGGGAGAGTGAAATACCTCTCCCACTTTTGATAGGAGAATTACAATGACCTTACCAAATGAAAGGTATAGATCCCTCAAACAAGGTACTAAATTATTAGAAGAATTGTGCGACCCTGGCAAGACGCCTAGAGTCCCTAGTCTCATTAGAGATCGAGCAAGAAGTATACTTAGACATTTCCCGCATGATATTGATATAGATCAATTAGCAGAGAATTGCCCAGAAGTACTTGACAAAACTCCTAATAATGATAGAATCATTAACAAACAATCAAACAGATAGGAGAACATTTTGGCTAAACCATTCGATGTGTCTAAATTTAGAAAAGACATAACAAAATCAATTGATGGATTATCAATTGGATTCAACGACCCGACAGACTGGGTCAGTACTGGATCACACGCACTCAATTACTTAATCAGTGGAGACTTTCATAAAGGTGTACCACTAGGTAAAGTAACTGTATTCGCAGGTGAATCAGGAGCAGGTAAATCATATTTTGCCGCAGGCAACATAGTTAAATCAGCACAAGATCAAGGTATCTTTGTAGTCTTAATTGACACAGAGAACGCACTTGACGAAGCATGGTTACAGGCTTTAAAAGTCGATACTTCAGAGGAAAAACTTCTTAAGTTAAGCATGAGTATGATTGACGATGTAGCAAAAACTATATCAACCTTTATGAAAGATTACAAAGCAATGGAAGAAGGCGAACGCCCTAAAGTTCTTTTTGTAATTGACTCATTAGGTATGATGTTAACACCAACAGATGTTGATCAGTTTGATAAAGGTGACATGAAAGGTGATATGGGTCGTAAACCCAAAGCACTGACATCTTTAGTAAGAAACTCTGTTAACATGTTCGGTAGTTATAATGTTGGACTTGTCGCAACTAATCACACATACGCATCGCAAGATATGTTTGACCCAGATGATAAAATATCTGGTGGTCAAGGCTTTATCTACGCATCAAGTATTGTTGTTGCTATGAAGAAAATGAAACTTAAAGAGGATGCGGCAGGGAACAAGATTTCTGATGTCAGAGGTATTCGTGCAGGTTGTAAAGTAATGAAGACTCGTTACGCAAAACCTTTCGAAGGTGTTCAAGTAAAGATTCCTTATGAGACAGGCATGAATCCTTATTCTGGTCTAGTAGACTTGTTTGAAAAAGCAGGCATATTAGTAAAAGAAGGCAATCGTTTAAAGTACATCACACAAGAAGGTACTGAGATTAAGCAATTCAGAAAGCCTTGGGAAGCGAATGAGGAAGGTTGTTTAGATACAGTAATGGCTGAATACTCAGATGTTAAAGAAGCCCTCGATAAATTAAATAACGAGGAAGCACTAAAACTTGAAGAGGAAGATGTAGAATGAATCTAAGTGACTTAGCCAGAGTTTGGCAAATTATTAAACCTAGTATTGAGGACGGTGACCCAAGGGAAGCCGCCGATCTTTTAGTCAATCATCTAACTGATGATGGTATGACTGCGGCTGAAATTAAAAAAGCATTTGGCAATGATGAAGAAATCATCGAAGCATTGTCATACTTTTCTGATGAAGATGTAGATGCCATTGATGAAGATGAAGACACTATCGACACTGAGGACGACTGGGATTAAACTAATGACTGTAATGAAACCAATGGCATCTGACTATACTGATTTAAAAAAGTATGTTAAGTCTATGCAGGAGTATTATACATCACGTGGAAAGTCACCTTATAAAGTGGCACTCCATGTCTACAAGGAAGCAGGTATATATTCTATACAAGATTTGTTAGATCATAGAAAGAACAATCCTTGGAGTAGAGTCGATCTATGAATTGGTACACTCGCATAAGCCATGACTTAGCAGTTATCCCAGACTTTATTGCTCATTATGAAAATGAATTGATATCTTCAAAGATAGATGTACGAGTTAGTGGTTTAGTTGAGAGACAAATCTCAGCATTGCCTGGTATAACTGAGCATCGTTTCAATCAACTACAAGAAGTTGAAGCGGTGCTTAATTTACTAAACATCAAACTACGTAAGATCCGCAGAGGTCACTTTCAGAAATACTTAGAGAAATATGCGAGAGCATTGACCTCACGTGATGCTGAAAAGTATGTAGATGGTGAAGATGAAGTCATAGACTTCGAATATCTAATCAATGAAGTAGCCTTACTTAGAAATAAGTATCTAGGCATTATGAAGGGATTAGATGCAAAACAGTGGCAAATGGGACACATAGTTCGTCTCAGGACTGCTGGTATGGAAGATATTTCTGTAGATTAGTGAGAAAGAACACGGTCCTATCTAAGATATTGATATCTATAACATTAAAAGTGCATTTATTTGCATTTTTTTTGTATAAACGCTTGACATTGGTACCAAAAGGTCGTATAATAGATGTATAAGTTAAGCAAAGAAGCAAAGAAATTAATTTAAATTATTTTGCCCAAAGGCTTGACAGTAGGACCGAAAGGTGCTATAATAGAATCTTACACACTGACACTGAGGTAATTTAAATGTCTAATAGAATAACTATAAAATACGGGGAGTACAAAAATGCTCCAATTATTAACCAAGAATTCACACTTGTGAAAGGCTTTCAAAAAGGTGCTAATAGCAACTTTGTTACTGTTCTCAACGAAGGACAGAGCAAACTAGGTATTAAGACTTTTAGAGTCAAGGTAAACAATATCAAAGATATTGAGTGGGGAACTGATCATCCAGTAATGGGTGGTCTTGAAAATACTTCACTGCCGTCTGAGAAAGTTGAGTCTGATGAAGACGCAATGGACAGAATCAAAACTAGATTCGATATTCTGGACGACATGTCTAGGGCTACAATCGGTGGAGATATCAGAGCAATGATCGTTTCAGGTCCTCCAGGAGTAGGAAAATCATATGGTGTTGAGCAACAAATGGAAAAGGCTTCATTGTTCGATTCACTGACTAATAGCAAAACTCGTTACGAGGTTGTTAAAGGTGCGATGACTGCTTTAGGACTATACGCAGTTCTTTACAAGTACTCAGATGCTAAGAATGTCTTAGTGTTTGATGACTGTGACTCTGTATTTGCTGATGATCTTGCTCTTAACATTCTTAAGGCGGCACTTGATTCAGGTAAGTCTAGGAAGATTTGTTGGAACTCAGATTCTAGTCTTCTTAATAGAGAAGGTATTCCAAACTCATTCGAGTTCAAAGGTAGTGCAATCTTTATTACTAACTTGAAGTTTGAGAACATCAAGTCTAAGAAGTTACAAGATCACTTAGAGGCTTTACAGTCTAGGTGTCATTTCTTGGATCTTACTATCGACAACGCACGTGACAAGATGTTACGTATCAAGCAAGTTCATAGAGACTGTACTGATGGATTGTTCAGCGACTACAAGTTTGAGAATGGTGAAGATCAATTAATCTTCAACTTTATGGAAGAGAACGCACACAAGTTAAGAGAAGTCTCAATGAGAATGGCTCTTAAGATTGCTGACTTGTTTAAGATCCAGAAGAATGACAACTGGAAGATGTTAGCAGAATCAACGTGTATGCGTAGAGTTTAAACTCTGTGTCAGGAGTTGGGGGCGGTCTTCGGATCGTCCCTTTTTTTATTACCAAATAAATTGTTTATGAGGTTAAAGGA